GCACCTGTAGTGTTTGATAATAAAGCACGATAACCTGTTGCAGTATTGTAATCTGATGTAGTGTTTGAAGCTAAAGACTCTACACCAACTGCTACATTATTAGCACCTGTAGTGTTTGCTCCAAGTGAGTCAGTTCCAACAGCAGTATTGTTTGAGGCTGTAGTGTTTACATCTAGTGCATTTTTACCTATAGCAACATTACCAGCTCCTGTTGTATTATCTCTTAAGGCACTTATTCCAACTGCAACATTATTAGCAGCAGTAGTGTTATTCATTAACGCTTGAGCACCTACAGCAGTATTTGAAGCACCTGTTGTATGGTCTTCTAGAGCTTTATAGCCTACAGCAGTATTGTAATCACCTGTAGATAATGAAGTTGCAGCGTCAGTACCTATAGCAACATTATAGTTACCATCACTTGCAACACTATCAAGTGCTGTATCACCTAAAGCTACGTTAGCTGTACCAGTTGGATAATTGCCATCAAGTTTAATTGTTCCACCATCTACTGAAACATTACCTGCTACTGTAAGACCATCTGTTACTGCTGTACCTGTTACGTCTATGCCTGTTGACTCAGTTTTCATAACCTCAACAGCTTCATGATAAATTCTTACACGACCACCATTACCTAAATCTTCTGTTCTTAAATAGTTATATGCTGAGTTATCTTGCAATGCTACAGTTGATGCTCTTAACTCAATATTTCCAGTACCATTAGTAAGTCTTAAACTACCATTTCCACCATTTGCTATAAAAGATGTAGTACCTGTATGATAAATCTGTAAATCTGAACCTGCACCAAACTTGGCTATAGCGTTATCTGGCATATTGAGATGGCTAGATATTTTTACTTCACCGACAATATCTACGGGCACGGATGGTGTTGCTGTTCCTAGACCTACACGAGAGTTAGCGTTATCTACTACAAATGTTGGGGAATCAAAAGCTACATCAAAAGCCCCGACTGTTAGTGTTCCAGGCATAGTAATGTTGCCCGAAAGTTTTGCGCCAGTTACAGTGCCATCGCTTGGTGTACCTATGTTTACTGGGTTTATTATATAAACGGTTACGGTTCTGCCTACTACTGCTCCAGTAGCAAGTGTAAGAGTATGGTTACTTATAGAATAGTTGCCTTGATCCTGAAATACACCATCAATAAATACTATTAGGTTGTTTTCTGCTGCTGGTGCATCAGATAGTGTAAAGGCTGTTTGACCAGAGGTTGCTGTAAAGGTATCAGTTGTAAGGTTGGAACTCTGTAGATTAATAAGGTTATCTACTATCACCTCTATCTTTGTGCCGTTTGTAGGGGCCGCATCAAAAGTAAGTGTGCTACCACTAAAACTAAAAGTATCATGGTGCTGCATAACACCATCTAAGAACACCATAGCGTTAGCTTCTACGCCAGGATTTACACCTACATCATATGCAGTTGCATTAGAAGCAGCTGTAGCGTTGTAAACTGTTTGGTTCGCAGACTTAGCTGCAATGTTTTCTTGTATGTCAGTTAGTAAAGCAGCTGTAGCTCTTAACTGTACGGTAATACCATTGGCAAACGTTCTCGCAGTAGTGCTATCCGAAGCACGTACCACGGTCCAAGTTGTACCAGAAACACCCGTAACTTTGACGATTTCGATATTAGTACCATCGTCAAGAGTAGCATAAAAATGCTCTCCTGCCTGTATTGCAGGGAACGTGCTACTGCTAGTAACGGATATGCTTGTAGCACTTGTACTCGTTATAGCCGCTGCTAGAGTAGTTTCGGCATTGTTTGTAAAAACTACGCCCATAAATTACTCCTATTTTAACTTACTGTTACAGTCCAAGTGATTGTCATTGAGTCAGCAGATCCTTTGTTTACAACAGAAAATACTGTTCTACAAAGCATAGTACCATTAGAAGCTGCAGTTAAAATACCTGCTTCTGTGACTGCGCCTGTTCCAGTACCTGCCGCAAAACTAGCTACGTAAGTAACAACAGCATTAGACACAGTTGAACTTGTTAGAGCTACTCTACCAAGTTCTGTTCCTAAAGCAGTGTTTCCTGCTGCAGCCGCTGTAGTACCACTACCAATAGCCATGTGTGACATGACACTAGAGTTGTTCTTCATACGATCTGCTACATAGTTTTTACCTGCAGTAACTACTAAGTTATCTATGTCACGTACAACTTCACCGTTCAGGCTTACTTGTAAACGACCTTTCATTTTTAGATTGTCTTGTATATTAGACATTATTACCTCGCTTAAGCGTTTAGCATATTAATATTTAAGGAATTAGAGTTAATAGGTCCAACCCCTTTTATCAATTCTACATCAATTGATTCAGTTATTGTAGCAGTATCTGCAAAAAGCGGCAGAAAGGAAAAAACAGAACTTTCGCTTATATTTACAGTTTCTGCTTTAGTTCCCGGTATAAAACTAGAAACATAGGCTTCTGCTACGGACACACCCTCAGCGATATCGCCTGGAATGAACGAACTAACATAGGCTTCTGCTACGGATACACTGTCTGTTTTTGTTCCTGGTATAATTGCAAATGCCTGTGTTTCTGTTACAGATATAATATTTGTTTTGTTTACGCCCGTGTCGGTAGCTAGCTCATCATCTACAGAAGAAGTATCGTCTAACCCGTACGCGTCTGCAAAAGATCTAACATAAGGTACGACACGGCTAAAATTATCAGTAAAACTAAAACTGTCTTCACTTATTCTTTCTACATTAAATGCCGGAGCATCTACAAAAGAGTAGGAGTCCGCTAGTAACTTAGTGGTATCGAAGACTTGTACTTCTGCAATACTAACAGTATCAGTAGATGCTTTACTAAAATCGTACGTATGTGTTTCAGAAAGAGTTGGTGCGTCTGTAAAGTTCCTACCAAAATCTACAACCCTACTTAGGTTTTCTGCTAAAGATACAGATTCCGTTAAGCCTTTTTGCATAGCATTAGCTAGTTGTTCTGTAATAATTGGGGTATCAGCTAGGCTTTTACCAAAGCTAAAGCTATCAGAATCTGTAAAGCTAAAGCTCTCTGCGTTAGGCGAATTGTATTGGTCAGTAAAATACCTATTTAAAGTATCTGCGTCTACTAGAACATTCGCTGCAGTTAGTTGTTGATATGCAAGTAATTGGCGTAAGTCTTGGTAATCTAGAGTGGTTTTTAAATGTTGAAATACACTTACAGACTCAGTTGAGTCTGTGTCTATTACCAACCGTAGGTTCTGATAACCTACTGTAAACTTGAACGCCATTAATCAAAATCGTCACGTACTTTAAACTTAACGAAGTCTTGTACGGTTTGTATATTACCATCTGACTTTGTGTATTCTATTTCTCCTTCGTACGTACCTGCAGTTGTCCAGGTTCCAGATGGGAAGATCAAAGTGCAAGTTCCTGCGCTGGGTGCAGATATTGTAGCGGTAATAGTAGCGTCAACAGTAGTTGTGCCTAGTTCTCTTATTCTAAGTTTTACAGTGCCACCAGTTAAATCAATTGCTGCCCAAGTCGTACTATCTTCTGGGTCTAAAATCTTACCCGAAGCTGCAGTATTACTGTCTTTTAAGTTAAATGTTAGTTCAGGAAGTGTGTCTCCTACTACTAATTTTATTGTGTCTGAATATGCCATAATTTATTCTACCATAATATTAATCTCGTGCGCCGACCCCAAACGCACGTGTATCTAATTGACTATACACCGGAACAAAGTCCGAAGGTCTCCAGTCTAATGCCATTCCATCATAAACTCTTTCTGCTGCAGGTCCAAGAGGACTAATCCAAAAAGGTTTACCGTGTCTGTGACTTTCTAAAAATAGGGGAAGCGCCATAGAACCTGGGCCAAGAATTCCTGACCTATCTAAAAGCTCTAGATTGTATTGCCCATTAGTCATGCTATCTGTTTTAAAATAGTCTACTCCCGGATCGCTAGGGCTCACCCCGGGTAGCGCCCAGGCTAGTCCTGCTTTAGTCCATTCTCTTATTTCCCAACCCAACATGGTTAAAGGTAAAAGCATAAGAGCCATCATAGCGAACGGCATAGCAGCAGCTGCGATTCCTCCATTTTTGGCTCCGCCTTTTGCATCTCTTAGAGCCCCGCCCACAATTGTTTTTCCATAAGCATAGTAAAAAGATTTTAGCTGCCATATTAAAGCGTATCTAGGATCGTTTGCCCAGTTGGGTCTTTCTGCAGAGTTTGGACGTACGATAGACTCATCTACAAACCTAGCTAAACCTTCTTCTACTTTTGCTTTAACTTCTGGTGATGCTTTACCTGAAGCCCAAGCATCAACGTCTGCAGCTGTAACTTGTAGTTCTTGTAAGTAAGAAACAGAAGTTTGATCCCCATTGTTAGCTTTTTTAGCATGGTCTAATAAAAATTGTTTACCCATACCTGTAGCAAAAACTCTAGTAAATCGAGTAAACATCTCTAGGCCCGTAACCCTAAAGAAAGTATTAGATACTTTTTGCCCACCCTGGCTTAAGAAATCTACTTCTCCTGCATTAATAAAGAAAGTAGACATAGCATCCACGCCTACTACTCCTATTTCTTTTGCAAGTTGTCGCCCTTCTTCTGGGTTTTTAATCATATCTTTTATTGTATTAAATATAGGTCTTGTGTCTAAGCTTCTAGATCTAAGCACAGGGCCTGCTAAATCTGGTATAGAAGCAATCACAGTAAACGCAAGTAAAGTAACTATATTTAAGACTAGGCCTATGTTATTAGCCATTTTTAATACGCCATTAGTAATAGGTTTTATTCTACCCATCATACCGTCTTGTATTCGTTGTGCTTCTGCTTGTTGCTCAGGGGTTAATTGCTCCATAAGCTCACGTAGGTAAGCGACCCCCCCACGTTTTTCAAACTCACTTCTAGTTACAGCTTTATCTATATATTTTTTAAGAGCTACTTCTGGCGTTTCGATTGCGTTTATACTTCTAAGTTCTTCCCTAGTAAGCTTGTCAAACAAAGGTTTATAAGATTTTAGTATTCCTACATCTAACGGGTCATTTGTTTTAGATTCAAAGTCTAAAGAACCACTGCCTTTTTCTGTTAGTGAATCTACTGCTTTATTAATTTCCCCAAGCTTTGCTTCGGGGTTTTTTTCTACTAGTAAATTAACAAGCGCTTTTCGTATGTTTTCATCTCCTGCAATATCGTATATGGCAATAACACGAGGAAAGAAATCAGCACGTATTTTTACACCTAACTCTTTTAAACCAAGCTCGTCATACATTTGTTCTAAATACTTTCGTAGCTCTTTAGCCTTAGGGTTTGTTAAATCTGCTGTTGGTGTATCACTTTCAGCTTCTGCTAATATGGCGTTTTGTGATGGGGTCAAAGTTGAGTAAAAGTTAGGGTCTGTTAGGTCAAAATTATCGTTTACATTTAATATTTCAGCTACTTTAGTTACATGTTTTTGAGTTAACCTGTTTCTAGATAAAAGTATCCCCGTTTTTGATTTACTTCTAGATTGACTATAATAGAAATCAGCAATAGCAACTCCTACAGGCCCCATGTCTCTAAGTCTTCCATCAGATGTGTAAAGTATTCTTTTTACCCAATTTGGCATATTTTCTAAACTAAGTAGTTTTATTGCTTTGTCTTGTACTTTTCTTAATTGTTTATCTGTAAAAGTTTCTGGGCCTAAGATAGATTCTATTTTCTTTTCTATCCTAGCTTTTACTTCGTAGGGTACACTGGGTTGTGTAGGGGCTTTGTACTTATTAGCCACGGTGTTTATGTACTCTTGCGCTGTTTCGTTAGCTTCGAGTCTTCTTCTATTAGTAGGGCTAAGCGAGTTGTAAAAATCTAATAGTTTTTTAGCTAGTCTTTTAAACCAAGATTTAGCACCCGCGTTCATTTCTTTAAAGTTTGCATCTGCATCTAGACTAATACCTAGTTTTTCTCTTACCGCAGCAGCAAAGTTATCGGCTACCCACTCATCAAAACCCGTATCTTGATTTTTATATGCTGAAGGGGTGTTGGGTTTAGCTTTTTCTTTTGCAAAAGCGTCTAAAAGTTTTTCTCTTACTTTCGGCACTTGTAGACTTTTGTCCGTTTCTTGTCGCACGAACGACTCACCTAACTCATGCATAAGTGTTTGTGCATAACCACCAATATTACCGTCTGCACGCGGAGCTAATAGAATTACATCATAATTTTTAAATGACACGTTAGCGCCGTGTATGTTCCTGCCTGAAGCAATATCGGCCTGCATTTGCTCTTGGGCTTTTTTAATTCTTGCATTGGCACCACCACTACCCAAATTTATAGTCTCGTTAGCATTAAATATTTGTATATCTGTTTCTAACCCTAAACGTCTTGCTGCTTGTATGATGTTTTCTCTTGTTTTTGCATTAAGGGACTTTTCAAATGTGCTTGCTTTTTTTGCAGGTTTTTTAGCTGCTTGTTTAGCATTTGCTTTTTGACGTGCAGGTGTTTGTTGTGCTAAAGGATCATCGAACACTCCATCTTCATATTTTTCATTAGGCACGATTGATACATCCGGGTCGTCTAAATAAATTGGCTCGTCAGTACGAAACTCTTCTTGTGTAGGAGCAGTCTCAACGGAGTCTATTGCTTGTACAACTGTTATCCTTGTTGTCCCTGTTGAGGGTATTTTTAAAGTAGTTGTGCCTATTTCGGAGTTATTAAATTTTATAGAGATAGAAGCATCAGAAACTAAGCCGGAGCCACTTCTAAAAACACCGGTTGGTGAACGTGCTATAGAAGTAATTGTCCCTAATCCAAAATCTTTGTGGTTAATTTGTAACCCCTCTTTTAAGTCTTCTACTACAACGGGGTCTATTGCTTGTACGCTATTTGATATTTCAGTTTTCTTATTATATTTTTTATTTTTTGCAATACGTTTACGATACTGTTCTACTGTCTCCTGGCCTTTAATTCCTTGTGGGGCCTTTCTAGACATTTCTTTAAATTTGTCTCTACCCCTAGTTGCTATTGCTTCTTGTTCTGAAATAGACTCAAACTCATTGGCCATTAATATGTCTTGTTTGTTGGGGTCAGTCATACCTTTAACTATGTTGTCTAAAGGGTTATTAAAAGCACCACTGGCATCTAAATTACTATCACTAGACACAGAAGACTCTGCCCCTGCATCTTTTATAGCTAAGGCATCTGGTAACCAAACACCTACAGGCTGTTGCCCTATGACTGTTTCATCCATCCTTTGGTCTAATTTATTAGTCATAAAGGACGCTAACTCTTGAATATAAGTAAGCGGTAAAAGTTCATCTATAATAGTATCTATTGTATTAGATACATAAGAATTTAAATTTCCTAAATCTTTCTCTTTATTTTTTTTCCAAAATGTTCGTAGTTCTTTTTCTGTAGAAAACCCATACTTATTCATTAGATTTTCTATAACTTTATTTCTATTGCCTTTTAAAATACTATCCCTGTTAGCGCCGCTGGGCTCAGAATAAATAATAAAATTAAAGTCGGTAAGTTCTAGTATCCTATCTTGTATTTGTTCGTACATGGCGTCTTCTAAAGCAACTTCTTGTAAAGGCCCCTCAAAACTTTTTAAATTATCAATGTACTTTTGTCTATCTTCAATTTGTCTTTGCGTTCTTTTAGGTCCAGGTCGTTTTGTTACTTCTTTTTTAGTAGCCCCTAAAGATAGTTGTGTTTTACCTTGAGAATCTGTAAATAAAAAGTTTCGTGTAACATCTTCTTGAAGGGGTGTACCTGGGGTGGGTTGTTGTAATGCAGGGCTGTGTGCTATAGCGGCTAAAGTAAGTTTTCCATCTTGTACCGCTTGTTCTATACTCTGTATTTTTGACCCTTTGCTTTTAAAAGATTTTACAATTTCAGCATAACTTTTAGGGTCGTTGCCTATGTCATAAATACCAGAATCAACATCGCTTACTATTTCGTTTATAAAGTTGGAAGTTTTAGGTCCTATGGGGAATCCTCTTTTTGATGTTTTTGCGGGTGTTGTTGTAAATGATTCTTGTGCCCTAGTCGTATTTTTAAAAGCTGGCCCTACTAAAGTCACAGGTGGTCTACCTTCTTTGGCTTTTACACCATCTGGGTAGTATTCTAAAGTAATGCTATTTTGTTCAAAGTAATCAAGTATATCGTTAAAAGCTATTGCTCTAGTTTGAGCAACGTTCATACTAGCAAATTCAGGCCTCTGGCCACTTCTTCTCATTAAAGTAACAAAACCTTGTATTAATACACCTATGTCTACTACTCCCGGCGCTTGGTTGGGGAGATTCTTATTTGAATATGCATCTTTAACTTTAAATTTGTGGTTCTTATCTATTTTATTGTTTTGCCCTCTTGTTTTAGCTTGTTTAATACGAACTGCTACATTTTCTGCAAACGCCTCTGGTTGCAATTCGTTAGGGTTCATTTTTGCTATTGCTTGAGAATTGTCAACGAAATGCCTTACTAATACAAACCCTTCTTTTTTAGTTGTTTGAAATTCTTTTATGTTGTCGGGTATTTGGTCTTGTACAATTTCTAAGCTAGCTCGCAGTTCTCCTAGTTTAGAAACAGGTACTATTCTTATAAACTCACTAGCGTTATCAGTACTTTGTTTTTCTAAGAACCTAGTAGCTAGTCTTTCAGAAACAAGACTCTGTATTTTATTAAAATCGTTTTTAAAGTTAGGATGTATTAACGCTGAAACTGCGTTAAGTTGTTGTGGAATTGCTTTTTTATCGCCTTTGTTTTTTATACTAAAAGGAGTAGGTTTTCCATCTATTATATCAACAAAAGGATTTTCTACTGTACCTGACCCACCACGGTTCATAATCTCAGGGTTATTTACCCCTACAGCAACAGTATCACTAGTCTCCATGCCAGCAACGTTAGGATCACTTAGCACTTCTCTGGAAGGCATAAGTTCATCTCTACTGGTGCCTAACGCTGTACCTGTTCGTTCTAAATCTGCTACCGTGCTATCCCTTAAAGACTCGGAGCTTAAAACATCTTCTATATTATCTATAATTGCTGACGCTGCAGCAACGGGGTCTTTATTAATAAAATCTACATTAGATTGAAGAATGTTATCTCTTACTTCGCTACTATTTTGTGCTTGTTTGAAAGTTGATAGGGTTTTTAAGTATTTAGTCCTTACGCTAGGTTTAAGTTGAGCTATGGCTTTTTTAACGCTAGCTCGTGCTTTATTAGGGGTATCTGTTTGTGTGTCTACGCCCGCTTCTTCTAGTTTTTTTCCTAAAGACCCTTTTTTAGTTTCCGCTTTCCCTTCTGCTATTCTTTTAGCTTGTACTCTAATTTTATTAGAAGTTTCTACAAAACTTAGTAAATCTTGATAGGGTACATTTACCCCAAACTCGTCCTTTATAAAAGTGTCTACTTCTTTTTGAGTGCCCTCACCTATTACACCCCTACGTGCATCTAACTGAGCAACTAAAACATCTTCTTCTGCAGAAGCTTTTTGTACAGATTCTTGTGAAGTATCTTCACTACCCTCCACATCAAATTCTTCATACCTAACTGTTCCTGGAGTTTTTGTTTTTTCATCGAATGCAGTAGTTTGTTTTTCTACCCCCTCCATACGCTCGTTAAAATGTTCTAGCGGTGTTTGAAAAGCTAATTCATATTTATCTCTAGCTCTGCCAATAATACGATTAGCTGCACTGGTTGCATTTTCAGTACCGGTTTTACCATTGTCTTCTTTTTCGGTTGTTGTTTGTTGATACCAAACTAATTTACCGGATTCTTTATCTCTTACACCCACCACTTGGTCATCGCCTGGCATTCTGCTTCTTGTGTAACCTAAATTTTCGGCTAACCACTCGTTCTGCATTTCAGTGTTGTACGGATCTGCATCTACCATATTAGAAAAAGCCTGAGCTTTTGCTTGGTTTGTAGTAAATAACACTCCTTTACCCAGTGATGTTACAGAAAATATATCCTTGCCATATTTTTGGCCCAAAGAATCTTGTATGGATTTAAAGTTATTTCGGCTATCAATATCTACCCAAACAGAGTCTTTATTAGTTTCCTCATCGAACATAGTATCAAACTGTGCTTGTAGCATATCAGAAGACTCTTGGTAGACCCTGCCTTGCTCAACCTCACCCATTCTTTGGTTATATACTTGTCTTAAATGTTCTTCATCTAAGCTTCTGTTAAGCATCTCTCTACTTTTATTAAATACTGCCGGCCCAGTACCTATAGCACCACCTAACCCCGCTCCACCAAAAAAACCTGCAAACAAAGCATGCGCTCTGTCTAAATCGGCGTTAGCTTTAGTATAACTATCATCAATCCTAAACTTTTGTTGTACTGAAAGTTCTTCTTGTAGTAATTCAGCTAAGCCTTCTGAAAAAGCTGTAACACCTGTTATATAACCTAAATCTTTAAGTGCGCTTGCTTTGTTGGTATTGACTAATAAAAAAGGATCATCTGTTAATGGCTGTCTGTTAACTCTTCCTTTTTTTATTGTTTTTAAGAAACTACCCGCTACTGCAGCTTCGGCGCCTACTCCAATACCTGCAAATACCCCACCTTGTAGGAAAGATGCAACTGCATCCCCTTTTGTAGTCATACCTTGTTCTGCATAGTCTCCGTACGCAATACCAGATCCCTGACGGAACTCTTGTCCGAGAGCACCAGCTAATCCACCTTGGGCAAATCTTTTTTGTAATTTCTGATTACGTAAAGCTTGATATATTGAATCTAAATCTCCTAGTTCTTCTGGGGAAAGATTAGGGTATGGCAGAGCACTATTGTTTTTTTCTGCTACTGCATTCTTATATCTTTTTTGTATAAGGTTTTCTACGTATTCTTTTTGTCCGCCCCTTTCTGCTATTTTTTGGGGTACGCTTTTTAAAGCAGTTTTACCAAGTGCGGCTGCCCCAAACAATGCAGGGGTCGCGGTTCCACCTGAAGCTACTGTTATACCGGTTACTGCTGCTCCTGTAATTGCTGCTTCTGCTACAGTTGCTACAGCAGAAGGTATAAACTGACCCGTTGCGGACGCCATTTGATTAAAAAAACCACCTATAGTTGGTTCTTCTAGAAACTCATCAAATTGCTCCATACCTGCAAGCGGTATAGATGCTTCACGTTCTAGCCTATTGGCTTCTTCGAGTCTGTTTTGTACAGCATCCTCATCACCTCTAAGGGTAGCAATAGCCGCCATAAAGTTTTGATTTTGTGCTTGTACATTTGAAACACCAGACGCAACACCCGCAGTAAAAGCCTGTACTGGATTATTTACGGGTTCTACATAATCAGGTAAATTTTGTGCGGCTCTACCGGCTTGAGCTAACTCTTGTTCCGTTGATACATTAGGAGCAGCACTTCTACCACTCCTTAAGGCTAATATACCCTCATCGATTGACACAGTTAACCTTTATCTTCGTTTAAAAAGTCCATAAGTAAGCCTCTTTCTTCACTTCCCGGTGCTCCAAACAGCTGTGAAAGTTTTGACCCCGATATTCTTGTATCTGTTCTTTTTCCAGTAGAGTCATAAAAATCTACTGATTTTATATACCTTTTCCCGTTTCTTTCTTCAGTTGTATATTTAACTCTATCCAGTTGATCTGCTAAAGACGCCCCAGCTGAAGACCTAAACCAATCTAAAAACTTTTTGTCTCCCGCATTAGAGGCATACGCAAACAAAGCTTGGCCCATAGTAGTTTTTATGAGTTCATAGGCTTGTGGATTAATTGAAGAAAGATCTACTTTTCCGTCTGAAGAAAACTTTACATTGCCTCCATTTGTACCACCTGTAAGTTTAAATTTTGCAATTAGTGATTTAAAAGAAGCTATAGACTCCCCAGACCTAAAAGGGTTTTGTATAGTAGTAGTATTTTCGTTTTTTTTATCTTTATATAAACTTTCTATAAATGTTTTATTGTCGTCTATGAGGTCTGTTCCAGCTTTAATAGCATCTTGGTTATTCGTTGCTTGCAATTTTGTTAAAAATTCATTGCTCAACCTAGTTTGGTTTATCATAAATTGCGCGTTGTCTTGCGCAAACTCTGCTATTTCTAAATTAGTCGCACCAGAACCTCCAAGTATATCGACCATGTTGGTAAAAGTTGTATTAAAACCAGCCTGCCCAGATGCAGCAGCAGCTATACCAGCTGCAACTTCGAGCATGCCGAAACGTGGCCCAAATTCAGATTGGGGTATTTTAGCTATATCTTTTTCTTCTTTTACGTCGTATTTATTTAATACTTCTTGTATTTTTGTAAGTACCTGTCCATCTGTGCCTAGCAGCTGTAAAGATGCTTCATTGTCAGCTGCGTATTTTTTTAGGCCTTCCATATCTGTAAAATCAGGTTGAGGTATGTTGTACTTTTCTTCTACTTCTGTAGATAGACCTAAGTCCTTCATTACGTTGCTTGAGCCTTGAGGTTTACTTATTTCCCCTTTAGCCTCCATATAGTCACCCAAAGCTTTTTTTCTTAGTTGTTGTCTATTAAAACCGGGCATTACTTTTCTTTGGCTTGCAGGTAAACTTTCGTTATCTTTTATTTTGTTATATTCTTCAGGTTTTAAATAACCTAACTGTACTAATAATTCGTCGCTAAACACTCTTTGTGCATTTATTAAATCGGCACTTCGCCCAGAAGTACCTAAAGCTTTATCTATCTGATTAGAAGTGTATGTGTCCATTTCTATAAGCTCTTGGACGTTTCTAGGTGTACCTTGCTCTTGGTTTGCGCCAGATACGTCATCCTGCATAGCTAAGTTTCTTGTGCCAGGAAGTCTTTGTTCTATAGTGCCGTCTCTATTAACAGCTTCTTTAGGGGTTTCCCCTGGGTTTGTTTCCTCTTCTTCAAGGTTGGCTATACCCCTTTTAATAAGTCCTCTTATTGCTTCTAGCTGTTCTGCGCCTTCCTTTGGGGAAATTTTTCCGCTTTCTACATCTGCTTCTATTTGAGCTACTGCTTCTGATGCATCTTTATCTTGTGCATCTGCAAGGCCTTGTTTAGCAGCTGCTCCCAAGGTAGCTGCCCCTTTACTTCTTTTAGCTTGTTGCCCAAGCAAGATTGTATTTAACTGATCTTTCATGTCTGCAGCATTTGTAAATAATACAACGTCATTTGGGTCATTACTAAACCCTAAAGTTTTAGGGACTATGCCTTGTTTACCCTGTATAGAAAGAGAAATTTTTCCATCTTCTGGATCTACATTAAGGCCTACTATTTTCCCTTTTTCTGTTTTACCAGTATTAATATCTGTATAAGAAGTAGCAGTAGCACTAGTGTTAAGTAAACCTAAAAGTTTCTCTTGGTGCACAAATTTGCCGTTTTCTATTTTTCCTAATTCGTTCCACCCATCATCAGTTATAGCGCCAATCGAAGTCCCATTCTTTGAGTACATCTTAACAGGGTTTAGAAAGTTGCCATCCGCGTCTTGTACACTTAAATTAGCAGCATAGTCAGATATTTCTTGTGCCCTAGTCTGGTCTAAAGTTTGTTTGTTTCTTTGATATGCGCTTATTTGAGCTAATTGTGCTGCAGTTGCCATTTTATACTCCGAATGCTGCTAGCAGCATGGTTGTACCTAAGCCCGTCATCTGAGAAGAATAATTCGCTTTTGCTTGTCCGTATGCATTTTTTCTTGCGGCAGTGTTTGCAGCTGAACTAGCAAGGTTGTTTGTAGCCTCAGTGTTTAACCCTTGTCCAATACCTATAAGGTCTTGTAGGGTGGCTTGGTTTAGTTGTCTTTGGTTTATACGAGCGTTGTTTACATCGCCAGCTAAACTAAGTTGGCCTCCTCTTTGTAAAGCTCTTTGTTGTTCTTGTCTTTGCGCAGCACTTAGCCCCGCTCCTCCATACCTTTCAGTATTCCTACGTTGTATGTCTTTTGCGATTTGTGCTTGTTTTGGGGCATTTTCTCTAGCTTTATCTATTAAGGTTGTGTCGTTAGTGGCATCTAATAAACGTTTCTCAAAGTCTCTAAAATTATTAATGTAGTCGTCATAATCTTGCCTAGTTATTTCAGCGAAGGCTTTGTCCGGATCAGAAACTGTAGGTAAGTTACTAGCTACACTTCGCTGGTTGCCATACATTTTTCCATATATACTTTCATCAAACATTGTAGATAAACTCATATCAACCTCTGCCTTTTGTATCAATGCCGCCAAAACCTTTTTGGAAAAAGTTACCCTGATCCTGTCCATCGGGATCCGTGTCCGGACTTGATTCATAAGCATTCGCATCAGATAAGTTTTGGCCAAACGCACCTGCTAATCTATTCCCGGCGTTAAATAGAGCACTTGTACGCGTACCTTTTGCTTTAGCTCGTGCTAATGTTTCTGTAGTTGCTATTTTAGCAGCATTTGCTAAGCCAGCTGTTGCAGTGCTTTGTAATCCCCTAGCGCTTTTTAGTACGCCTAGTTGATCTTGTCTTTGTCCTTGCGCTCCTTGATTAGCAGCTTGTAGTAATTGAGCTCCTGCTGCCGATGCTATATCTGCAGATGTGTCTACGGACCTTGTTGCAGCTAAGGTGGGCCTGGCTGTAAGAGCTTGCATTGTATCTGCTTGTGCTCTTCCTTCTGCTACTCCGGCTATATCATCAGTTTCGGATCTATCTCTTTTTTCTTTTAGTTTGGGTAAATACGCCTCTCTATAAAACTTTTTATCAGCTAAACTTACCGCAGTACTAGTTTGGTCTGCTTCAGACTCTTTGTATTGTGATTTTTTTGGCTTACTCACTTACTGTTCTCCTATAAATTCGTGTGTCTAAACTCCATCCCCTTTTAACCGCGTACGGTTCTAATTCTGGGACATTAGATTGTGCTTCTATAAACTTACACTCGAGTTGTCTAGCTACACCTTCTATCCACTCTTCGTGGGCTAACCATTCGTGCCCACCCTTTTTATAAGTATACGCTATCCACATATACAATGTCTTGTCTTTTGTATACCTATCTACTTCTATAGTAAGTATTAAAAAACCTACGGGAGAGGTAAATAAAAAGGCTTTTTCGTTTACGCATTCGCTGTAAACATCTTCAGGGATGAAAGTTAGGTTAGGGTTTTCTTCTAGTATTTTTTCTAAACCGGGCCTTACAGTGTTCCACGTGGAACGTATATCAGAGAGTTCAGGGTTACTATCACCAGTCGATTTCCTTTCCATACTTACCATACCGCCTCCTGGGCATTCCTATTCCTCTATATTTAACTTTCCTGTTCACCCCAAGGTCTCCACCCCTCGCTCTAAGTTCTGCTTGTTGGATTTCTTGGTTGAACTGTGCAAGGTACTCTCTTGCTGCCCCTACATCTGACCATTCTCTTGATGGCATACGTAAGAGTCTGTACAAAGTCCCGTATATAATTCCGTCTCTGTACGAATTAGAAAATGTTGTATCTATATTATTAGAAGTTCTTGTTGGTTTGAGAGCTACGCTAGCTACTATTTCTTTAGAGCCACTCGGTACTGGTATTACCCAAAAAGTACTTGGAGTTTTTTGTAAATACACATAGGGATTACCTGTTTTATCTCTCCAATCAGGGTAGTTTAATTCTAAGCTACGCGGGCTTATAGGATCCATATCTTGTCCGTCATACACCATGTATAGAATTTGATGTACTTCTGTTCCAGTAGGTGCATCAAAGTCGTACTCATAAACACCCGCAATTGTTTTAAAAGGGTCTAGGTCAAATACGTGAGCTTTAGACCTTTCGCATAGCTCTATTGTTGTTGCACGTAAATTGCTTTCGACCAATGAGTCTGGGCACATTGGTACGTAAGGTAATATTTCTTTTACTAAGGAATTAAAACTAGCCACGGCTAGCCTCTCGCATCAGGTACGGGTTGGGCACCATCGTTATTAGGACTTAGTAAAACTTGCGCTTGTTGGCCTGTGCCTACACTTGAAGTAAACAGCTGATAATGTTGCCCAGCTCTTTGTGCATTACCTGCGTATTCAGCATCTTTCATGTATGCTTTAAACAAAACAAAATCTATAATGGCGTTTGCAAAAATATCATCTACTGAAATTGTAGCTGTTGTATTAGCTAAATCCGTTGGAGCTGCTGAGTACACGATTTCTACGTACGCACTTCCAGCTACTCCTGGGTACACGTAAAATTTTCTTGGGTCATCCTCATCAAAAACGTAGTGTTTAACTATTGTAGTGTGTGCTGCATCTCCACTTACAGTTGGGTCGTGCCAATCTGGTTCTTGTGTGTTAAGTATATCAACATTTACAAGTCTAACAGCTCTTTTGCCGGTAGCATTTGCCGCAGCTGCAGACATGTTTCTAGTAACTTTGATTAACCTAAGACCACCAGATGGTAAGTCTTGTTCTGTACCTGTTGCTAGTTGTACGTTTGCATGAGTTGAAGAAGCTTCAGGTCTTAAATTAATAATTTCTCTTTGTGCATCATTAATATATCTAAGTAGTTCAGCTTCGGGCCACCTAACACTAGTTGTGTCTTGCAAGGTGTCCTGAACTCTACTGATAATATTAGCACCTGTTAGTGTCCCTGCCATACTTTATCCTATTTATTGTGCAGCTTTTATTTCTTCAATTAAATCTGCTTTCTTTTTACGCCTATCAAGTTCAATACCGATAGTACGACCATGTTCTTCTAATTCAACTTTAGTCATGCCGTCAAGGTCCATTAAGGGTGAAGTTGCCTCAATTACTGCATCTAAAGTTTCTAATTCTGTTTGTATTTCTACGGGGGTTTTTTGTACTGGAGCTTGTTCTCCTTTAACTTCTGAGCACCCTTCTTGTAAGCAAAGCAATCCTACGTCATGCCCTACTTCTTTTGCTACGCCTTTTTGTAACCTGACCACTGTGCCCCATGTTGAAGCTATATATTTATCTTCGTCTGATATTACCCACATAATTTTCTCCTAAAATCTAAAAGTTATAGGTGGCCAATAAAGACCACCTATAAAATATAACACAATTAATAAGCTACATCTAATCTTATTACACCAAAGTCTTCAGACTGACCTGTGTGGTCACTGTTAAACTTAGGCTTTTTAAGACCAAATATTTTACCAATTGAAATACCGTTCTGGTTTCCATAGTCAAATGTGTCTTCAACTATTTCTGGAATACCAATATCAGCCATTGCTAATGCTTGCGCACCTGCAAAGATACACGCAGAACCGTTGACATCAGCGTCAGCGCCCCATTTATACCCAGCTGAACCAGCATTACCTGATGCTCCACTTGTAGCTCCGTTTGTGTTAAACACATGTCTGAACTCATGGATCATTACGCCGTCAACCATTAAGCTTGAAGAGCCAGAGAATAGGCTTGAGCCTGGTCCTCTTACGCCAGCGTTTCTTACGTTAGCAAGAAAATCTGAATCAAGTTTAAGGTCAGCCATTACTTGTGGAGTAACAAAAAGATGGAACATCTCGTCGTTACCAGCACTTCTAATACCTCTTAGGTATTGGTCTTTAGCATAGGCTTTTAAATCTACAATAGCGCTGTAACTAAGTTTGTCAGCTGCAGCAACTGCAGTAACATCACCAGCTACGATACCGTTAGTAGCGTCAAATCTTCTATGTCTGTTAGACGTAGGAGCTGTTATATCACTTGAGAATGCTAGGTCACCAAGATTCTGTCCTGAATTCATTACAGGTCTTAATGCTCCATTATTCTTTAGTGTGTAACCAATACCAGCTAATGTTAAGAACGCTAGTTGGTCCATTCTGTCAGCCATTGCATAAGCAAGTGCATCTCTTGAATGTTCTCTAAAGTTCACAACTGATTTTTGATCAGCCAATCTACCAGATAGTCTGTTCGCAAATCTTAGTTGGTCAAGTTGTACAACTATGTCGTAAGCTCTTAGTGCCTCTTCATTACCTTCTAAAGTATTGTCACCAACGATACCGTCACCAGTCATATCAGCTAAAAGTGTTAATACAGCTCTAGCTCCTTTTTCTG